GTTTCCCAGTCACGATCTTGGAGGCGTGTAAATGTTTTCATTGTGTATCGGCGACATACATAGCGGGTACTTTCGCCTCATTGCCCGTGCGTATTCGTACCAGCGCCGAGACGAACGAATAGACCTTGGATCAACCCTAGGGCTGTTGTTCTCCTTAAACATGCTGGTATCCATCTTATGCTTTGGCAGTCTTTGCGGCATATCTCTTAGGTAAAGTCTTTACTGGTTTCCTTGTACTGCAACACGACTAAGAACGCTCTTATCGCTGAGTTGAGCGTGTCGTTTGCATGGCTGGCGTCTCTACCTACGTTGAGCACATAGAACTTATCGGGATCTACCGAGGCCGGTGTGATCGTTAGATTAACGTCGTGTAAGACTAATTCATCGGCTGTGAAGTCTGTTGAGGGTGTATCGGTACTGCTAGAGAATGTAGCTCCGGGACTATCGAAGTTGTCTGTATCGTCTATAACATAGAGATCGGTATCAAAGCGTACTACTTTACCTGTTTCCGTGCCTTGTGAAGCGTAGTAGATTCGTATGTCTATATCGGGTGTACTCTCAAACTGCTGAGGTAGCGAGAACTGTATTGTTATAGATTCCTGTGTTGTTGAGTCGAATTCCCAATAATCTAAACTGAAATTAGTAAAAGCTTGCGATCCGAATACGGGGGTACCGTCATTGGCTAAGGCTTCTTGTATACGCAGTAGTTCGGTTCTTAAGAAGCCGAGTAAATAGACATCCCAAGATGTGCCGTTAAATATAATCGCTTCGTTCTGGTCCTGGTCGTACGATCGCATCCCTTCAAATGCTGTTATAAAAATCCAATTGCTTTCTTGAAAAGTGGCGATATTGTTGGACTGCCCAGCCCAGGCACCAGTAGGAGTTGTGCCCACAATATACGAATCGCCCTCAGAAGGACTACCAGGCGGTGTATTAAGGATACTTATTACGACCCCGGATAAAACAGAATCTAGAGCCTGTAACGTATCATTCCATCGAGTCGGAGCCTGGTCCATGTTCTCGATAATGTATTTGAACTTTAGCTTTGATGTCTGACTCATTATGACCAGTCCGGGTCGAGCGGAAATTTCTCGTTATATTGCAGTACTACAAGCGGCACATACATAAGGCCCGTAAAGGTGTCGTCTACGTGACTTCCCAATTTCTCTACCTCCAGTACCAATAGGGATTCTTCATTTACTGAAGCGGGTAAATTCGGCAAAGCTACGCTAGATACAATCAAATCCCTGGACGTATGAGCAGCGGGTACCTGCGTTTCTTCTGTGGTTGATACTGTCGCCGACGATATGTCTTCGGTTTCCTCAACGTTGTGTATAGAGACCTTCCAACGGATATTACCGGATAAGTTCGCGTTGGTGGTCCAGTATATTCGACATTGTATACCGTCGCCGCTGGCGTGTTTTGGCAATAGAAACTGTGCGGATATACCGTGATCTACCCCGTTAGTGAATCTCCAGTGCTTCAATGAAAAGCTGGTATAACCGAGTTGTTGAGCAACCGCACCGCCTACCGCAAGAAAGTCGTCGTGCCTAAACCTTATATTCCGGGTTATCGAAACGCCGAATTTCTCCCAATTGTTTGTCGAACCGTCGTAGACATATAGAGAATTTACGTTTTGATCATAGAATATGATTCCTTCCGACGCTGTGACGAACTTCCAGGCGCCATTGATATAAATTGCGATATTCTCGTCTTCTCCCGCCCAATCGCCGGTGCCCGTCGGGTTAACAACATAGGCGTCGCCCTCAGAAGGGCTACCTGGCGGTGCGCTTGTGGTCTGATTTATGACAGATAGGTGCGCCGTGGCGTCCAGTAGTGCCAATGCTTCATTTATCGTTATGTATGCGAGCGCTTGCTTTTCGGTAAGCGTAGGTAGATTTAATTTCGACGTTGCCATTATACTGTTGCCTCCAGAGCTTTTCCGCGGTGATAAATTGGACTTACTTGGTATATCTTGACATCAACGGGATCACCCGGTGTTAGACCATCGGCTGTTTGAGCAGCGGCTGTATAGAGCGCAAACGGAGTGGTATTGCCTTCGAAGGTCCGTATCACATTTCCGCCGGGCGCATCGAGAATTTCAACGTCGTATTCTTCTACGTCGTCCACTAATGGTACTCCGCCTTCTACGAATTCTGAGCCGAAAGCCCTACTTCTACGTTTCCAGCCGATTGTGAGGTTGTTCGAGCCATCGCGGGTAGCGTTTATGTCGGTTACTGAAAACGGTCTAAGCGTAAGCAGCGAAGGCGTAATGGTAATTGGCTCCGCTTGTTCAGGACCAGAGCCAAGGCCGACAACTGCGTATACACGTGGCCTGCCTCTATCGGCAAATGTTAATGGTAATCGTGCTATATCGTCTTGGGCGTTTGAGTTCAGTAACACGAAATCTTCGTCTGCTACGTGCGTTGATATAAATTCTTCGGTGTTCCTGGCTCCGCGAATAAGACCGGTTAAATCGTACTGATTTGCGGATACGAGGGTCGCTGTCGTGAAATATATAATCTCGCTACCGACCAATGCCATGTTTTCTCGATCTTCTAATACTCGCGTTAGAGAAACCGATTGCAGCGTGCCGTTTTGGACGGTTACCCGTAAAGTATTAACATTGTCGATAACGTGGTGATTTGCGATCGTGGCGAGAGTGGTATCACAAACCCCGAATACGTGGTCGTTGGCGGTAGAGGTTTTTAACTTCCAATTGGTGCTATCGCTTGATTCGTAGACCTCAACGCCGAGAAAATCTTGATCGGTCGTAGCGTTAAATACCGCGTAATAGAGTACCGGGTCTAATACGTCCTGATCAAAGACCGCTGGTATCTGGACTATCTTCGTGGCTATGGACTGATCTAGCGGCAAGGTTTCTTTGACGAAATTGGCTAAACCGTCGGTTACCGAGCTTTGATTGAATGTGTCGGAATCTTCGACAACAGCCTCGACCTCAAGCACGAAGTCTTTGCCTCTGTTGATTTTTTCGACACGTGCGGTGTACTGCTGCGAAAGTATAGTTACCTGTATGCTATCGCCTGGATGAATTTCTGCATACCGGAATCCGATAGTCATGTTTATCGTTAATCTCTCGTTATGCAACCGCCAGAGAGTGAGTTGCGCAAGGTCTCTTGCCTCTGAGTCCGTCAAAACGATCGGTAGTTCTACCTGTTCTGTCCTGGTAAAGAACGTTACGTTAAGCTGATCCGAGGCGACGGATTCCTGGTAATTTAGGGTAGGGGAGAGATAATGTATTTCTACTCTGCTGGGTACATCAACGTCGATGGCATCGGAAACTAATGCGGGTGAGTTACCGGTCTCGTCCGCCGTCGAAGCGTTCAAATAATTGTTGTCTACGGATACTGTTTGCGCTGAACTCTTCCGCTGAAATATGATCTTAGAATCTCGATCGAACCTATTGAGGGTATAAGCAGTTACAAAAGCATTCAGTATTGACCTCGGTGTATTTAACCCCGAATAAGCGAAGCCTCTAAAGACTATTAATGACAAATCCGTAACGTCGTATTCGCTGGCCTGGTAACCCGACTCGGTCATGACGTCGGTTATTGCTTCGTCGAGGGTCTTTGCTGCGTCCTCTTCTATTATAGCGGAGAATTGCGGGATACCGCCGCCTAAGAGGTCTTTCCGTACATTTTGTAATACAACGTAGGCTGTACCCCTGAACCCAGGAACGTCGCTTTCCTCTGCCTCGATTAAAGAGTCGGCGGTTTGCGTTGATGTACCGGTATACGTGTTCATGCTCGCTACGTAAGCAGATGTAAGGTCGCCGACTTGCTGAACTGTTATCGACGGGTCCGTACGAATATCAAATACCCTAATACCGACAAAAACCAGCCTTGTTGAGCCGTTTCCTTGCGCGAATTTATGTAGTATCGTTCGGTTCCCGTTATTCTGGGAAGCTGGCGAGCCGGTTATTGATATTACCGAATTCGAGTTGTATATTGACAAATCGATCGTCCCGCCAGTTGGTACTATTATGGAATCAAGGTCGTTAGTCTCCCCGAAGCTAATCGATCCGGTCTGCGCTGTGTCCTCTGCGCTTTGGGAAAGGCGCTCGCCGTTTGCTAATATTTCTTTGTACTTACTTATTTCGTTACGGCAAAAAGCGACTGCCATGCTTTGAGTGACGATTAAGCCGGTGGTCCGTTGAACACTAATTTGTTGACCGGCCCAAATCACCGTTCCACTAACTCTAACCGTGCGGCCACGAGCAATATTCGCAGGCGACCCGTCGGAATAGTGCTGTACTTCCCCTTCTAGACCACGTGGCGTATTGACTCTATTTCGTTTATTCGTAATGCGTTGATCGATAAAACCGCCGACCAAGCCGCCCAGGATACCGCCAACGGCTCCAAGCCCAGGAATTTGTGCGCCTATAAAAGAAAACGCGACACTAGCCATAGTTCACCCCATCAATTTTATAAACGCCGCTAAGACGGTCCCGGTAGTGTTTACCAAAGGTGCCGTAGCTAATTTTAACTTTGCCGGAGTGAATTAGCCGATCCCCGTCGTAAAAAGCGAAATGCGGACCGTGACTAAGGCCGAACAGTAGAAAGGTGCAGGGTAGGGGATCGATACTTTCTTGGCAAATCAGGTATTTGTCGGCAATCTTTCGAGCGTCTTCAATCTTGGTCGTCTTATAGTCCTCTAACGGCTGTATTTCCTTTCCGCAGAACGCATATGTGGCTATCACCATCCCGACACAATCCAAGCCTGCCCCCGGTACCTTCCCTTGATAGACCACCGGAGTCCCGATCATATGGCGTACATAACGAATTACGTAGTCTGTGGTCATATCAACGCCTCCGATGCTCTATCAACCCCCGGCAAGAACGGAAATCCGCCGAAATTCACGAGGTTGTTCTTGTCGTCCTTACAAATCTGTCGGGTTTTACCGCAACCTTCGAAGATATCAAATGTATCTGTTACCGCAAAGTCGAACGACGACGGTGTCCTCAACACGACTGTACCCGTGGCGTCGACATACGATTTTATGTGGAACGTAAGGCCGTTGTTATTACCGGAGGTAAACGTAATGTGCCCAAATTTATAAAAATCATCGGATTGCGAACCGGCAAGGCCCGACGACGTGAAGCTAATACGCTGGTTAACAATTGTCGTCACACTCTCGGAATCACTAGTAACCGTGGCGGTACAATCGGAATCACCGAATACATAGGGGCAAAGCCTTGTGTACGTCTTACCTATGAGTCCATCAAGTTTGTAGTCAATACCTTGGATCTTCGCTTCCCATCGCTCCCCGGTAAATGACACGGACGAAATAAAAAAACGCTGCGTATAAATCGGACCCAACCAGGGATACTGCCAGTTAACGACCTTTACATCCAAGATCGCGTTACGGAATAGTCCGGCTCTAAGGTCTTCGTCGGTAATGGCCGATGAACTTATAACACCGAAAAGTTGCGCGTCCTGGCGTTTTTCTAGATTGAGGTTTTCGGATTTGGCCGAGTCGTCGAAGCCGTCGACGGGCGTGTAACTGTTGCCGTCATCCAGTGTTATCGTCGTATCGTGGTCGGTATAGCGGTAGACCGTGTTATCGGTGCGCGTGAGTTCGAAAGCCTGTGCGAGACGCAACGCGGTGTTGTTCTTAAACTGCTTTAGTGGCTCTGGAATTGTGATCATACTTCGTGGTCCGGCCAACCCGCTTCGCTGGCCCCCTCATATTGCCAAATGAAATCGCCGTTGGAATCCTTAGCCAAATACACGGCTCCGGCGCGGTTAACGCCCAGAATTCCGAGTTGCCTTGAGCTATCGTGGTTACGTACCAAAACCGAGTTAGCGCCGCCAACGTTGATATTGAACAGGATTAATCGCATTCCCGACTTGTGCGCGGGTATCGCTGATTCTTGGGGTAATTCGACGGTGAGACTTACGGCGTTGGGGTCGAGCGCAATAACTCTAGGGTACCAGTGTTCCAGTTGCGTTGTACCGGTCATCGCTATATAGGCAGCGCCGCCGTAGAACTTCGCTTGTGTAATCATTCAAAACACCACCCATATTTTACTGCCTCCCGAATTCAAAGCGATCATAGCCTTATAAATCACGGTGTCGGAGGTGCCGGAGATTAAGGTATTACCCAGATGGTCTTCTATATCGAAATTCGGTGTATTACTGCGTATAGCAAAGTATTCTCCGCCAGTAGGTAAACTGGTAAGCGAAGGTAAAACAACAGAAAACCCACCGGCGGAGGGTACCACATCGTAAAAATAAGCTTCGGAAACCGAAAGCGTTAGATTTGCGCTTATGGATTTGTAGGCAGCGCCGCGCATCGCCGGTTCGTCGGCCAACTCGATCTCGTCTATAACTTCGGTCAAAACGATGTTGTTAATCTGGTTTAAATTCGGGTCGATTAATGATAGCTGCAACTGTTTGTCGGTTGCCTCGTCGAACCGTGTATGAACATCGAATTCACCGCCCCAGGTAATCGACGCCAGGTTCGCTGGGGCACTCGAAAACGTGACAATCCCGGTTGTGTAATCCACCGTCCACCCGCTGCCCTGCTCAACTCCGCCTACACCGATTCGTACTGTACCGTTCACGGGTTTGGTGATATTACGGTTTCGGGTAACCAAGCCGCTGGTATACTTCTTGATTATCTGGAATTGCGTTTCGCTACCGTCGCCTACCGCGATCTCACAATCGTCGAAATCAACTGCGCTTACGCCGTCCGAAGACGTATTGAAATCGAAATGGTCTTTGTACCTGAAGCTGTTTAACGACCCCGAACGCGCGAGATAGAATTCCATTATGTCGTAGGTGAATTGATGACTACTACCCTGGTATTGTATCGCGTACCTGCGTCTACCTTGCGCCCAGCGAGCGACGCGTTGTTCCTGGCCGCTATCCAGCCGAATCACGTTTGTATTGAATCCGGGACCGCCGATACCGGCAATTTGAATATCAGTTTCTAACCGTACATCATGGAAGGACATAACTAGCCTACTGCCAAAGCCTCTTTCATCTCGTTCATTATTTGGTCTTTAGACTTTCGGAAACTTGACGCATCGTTCGTCGTGATAAACTGGTTGATGATCATTCCGCCGCCGCTTGATTTAACGCCGAGCTTGCCCGTAATATCGCGTTCCAATGGTAATACGGCCTCCGGCCCGGCTTCGCCTATCAAAGACAATTGGGGGCCGTTTACGGTGCCGCCGTTCGCGAATTTCATGAGTTTACCGCCGCTGAACGCGTTGCCGTTCGCGCTGGCTACCGGATTGAAGCTGCCGACAACGAATTTAGCGAGGTTTTCGGATATAGGGCGGGTAAGGGCGCTGAGGAATTGGCCAGAAAAAGAGCGTACAAGCGATAATATGGCCTGTCGCGCGTCCTTTGCGCCGGTTATGAGAGTGTCGAACGCGTTCTCGAATGTGCCCGCAAGACTTTGAGTAGCGATTTCGGTGAGCTTTATTTGCTTCTCTAGTACCTTAAATGACTTCTGCGGTAGTTCCTGTTTCTCCACAATATTCGGTTTAAAACTACTGGACCTGGATTGAATTTCCGCTCTTTTAACAAGGAAATTCTCGAATGATTTTAATTCTTCTGAAGGCTCTATCGCAAACCTCGAAGAATCCGGAAGTTTTTGAGTCTCTTCGACCAATTTTTTTGTATTCTCTGTTATTTTTTTGACACCATCGGCTGCCTTTTCAGCTTTATCAGTTAAAAGGTCGTAAGGCTTTTCGAAATTAGGTCCGGTTATATTGGCGGCTGTGACGAGAACGGCTTCGGCTAAATCGTCTACGAATTCTTTTAACTTATTAAATTTTGCAGCGACGAAGCCACCTAATAGGGTCGCTCCGGCTCGGATTCGAGTCGTGAACGTACTAAGCTCGTCGTTCATCTTGGCTAGTGCGGTAACGGATTCGTCCGTTACAACTGCGCCTAAATCCGCCGCTTTATCCGTAAGCGCTTCGATCCCGCTCGCACCGTCTTTCATCAACTGAACGAGCTTCACACCTTCCGTATCGAATAGGCGCATTGCCAAACGCACTCTGTCCGCGTCTGACTCGACTTTTTTAAACGCTTCTGCAACGACCAGTAATTGTTTGGACAACGGGATTTTATTCAACTTGACAGCAGAAATATTAAGTTCTTCCAGAGCTTTTTTGGCTTCCCCGGTGCCTTGCGCAGCCTCAGAAACCCGGCGCGTCATTCGCTGTAACGCCAATTCCAGTGTTGTCGCTGATATCCCCGATTGCCCGGCGGCGAATTCAAGAGCGCTCAATGCTTCGACAGATTCTCCCAGGCGAATTGACATTTTATGGAGCCTATCACCGGTTTGAATGATCTTGTTGGAAAAGGCTACAAGCGAACCCGCTGTAAAACGGAAAGGACACTGCTGAATCTGTTGATTACAGAAGTCGTCGATTTCGTGGTTTCTTGAAACTGAACTAGATTTCTGCGAGACCGTCGAATACCGCGTTCAAAGCTTGATGTTTGTGCAGTTAGGGATACTGAAAGATTGTGAATGTTAGGCATCGTTTAGATTTTGTATTTGCTTGCACATAGTGATGAATTTCATACCGACGTCTTCGTTCTCCGCCCCTTCTTGGCTAGACAATGATCGTGTAACCATAAAATCCGTAGCTGAATACGCCTTTGAACCGCTTTTTCTATAAGGATTCGAATTCACCATGACAGCGCATTGTTGGGCCGAAAGCGTATCGTGAAAGACTTCGCCGAAAGGTTCGATATTGTAGTAAGCAATCCAATAACTGAATTCTTTACTCGTAATTTCGTTCTGTAGTTGCTTTACCGTTTTCCCCAATGCGAGCGCCAACCGAAACCAGAACAACAACTCCGGTCGGCGCTTCATTCCCCCCTGGCAGCGTCCACCGCGTCGTTCGCAAGACCGTTTAGCTCGATGCAGGCACCAAAGATTCTGTCCAAAGCCTTAAACGATTTCTTTGACATATCCGTGAGGTCCGACATAGAGAATAGAAGTTTTCCCGATTCGTCGCAGATCGATAGAATTGCCATTAGCGCCCGTATACATACGGTGCTATTCGAGTCCGTAGACGCTTTTTCGATCTTCTCTCTACCTAACCCGTCAAGTTCGCGAACGAATACCGAACCGTTCCATTCGTCTACATAGACCTGTTGGATATCGAAGTCTTTGTTTTCCAGTATGTAATTCTTAGCTAGTATCATTTATACACCTGCGGTTACGGTGACTTCGCCGGAAAGCTTGATCGTCATGTTGTAGACCATTTTATCTTCCAACTCACCGGTAAGATTGTATTCCGTTACAAACCCGGAAGCAGCCCAGCTAGCACCCGTCGTATCCCCACCAGATGCCGCAAATTGCAACGTACACGTTTGTGCGGCGTCATCTATCAAAGGCTCGGTATCCGGGTTAAAATGCGCTTCAACTACAATTTGACCGGGATCAGAGAGTTTGCCGGGTATATACGTCATGTTCCCGAACCGACCCGCCGCGGGCGCTGCCGTGCCCATGCTAGACGTGGGGATTGCGTTTCTAGTTACACCGGACCAATCGAATTTTTGAACCTCCCCGATAGCGCTTCCTATAGTAAGCGTAAGACCAGTGGATACGTCGACTGCTGCACTCATTTTGTATTTCTCCTATATTACGGTGTTGGCTTGCTTATTCTTCTCATAAAAACGAAATCGATTATCTTCGAAAAAATCTGATTCTGGTTCGCCGTCTCTTTCGAAAACTCTATCCGCTCTATTTCTTGGTCCATGCGCGTAAACCGAATATCTTCGGCCCCCATAGAGCCTTGAAAACCGTCGATAACATTTCGTAACGCTTCGCGAACCGCTTCTACGTCCGCCCCGGAATTCGAATAGATATCAAACTGAACGCGCCTTTCCTCTAGCTCCGAACCGCCCTCGACGGAATGAATCGGCGAATGTGACACAAACGAGTATGTCACGAACGGGAATGGCGCTGACGTAGGCGCATTTCCGTAGTATAGACGAGTCGCTATCAACGACGAAATTTTGGTGTTTGACGTTAGATGCGTGAATAGATCGGTAGTAAAGCTCATTTTGCGGTAGCAATCTTGTTGATACCTTTTCTTACTTCATTGACAATTGTCTTTAGCGTTTGAATCCGCATTGTATCAACCGCCCTACGTAGAAATGACTTTGGTGGAATTCCGCGCCTAGAATCGCCGTACTCTAAGGCGGCGGGATAATAACTATTATCGGTCGGCTCTATGCCGAGTTCTTCCCTACTTCCTGTTTGAATAACGCGTCCAATCCTGTTACGCGTTCGCTTTATCGCCCGCTTTTTTAACGACCTTCTTAACCGCCCGGAATCTACTGGCACTAGCGATCGTGTCCGAACCAGAACGTCTTTTGCGGCAACGTCGATAGCCTTAGTTGCGATCTTTTTCTGGAACTTGAATTCGAGTTCGCTAAACTTCTTTTCGAGTTCAGCGTCGCCCGATAAGTTTAATGATATTGCCTTAGCCATCTAGTGATATAAAAACGTTCCGTGATAAGGGTGTAAGTCGGCGCGGTCGATTATATGCGCTTCCACCGCCATTGTCATTAATACGTTTTTACCAATGAATTGCGTATTATCCTCTACGTACAACTTCGCTAGCTCGTGCGTGATCCATCTCGGATAATCGAGCACCCAATCACCGGTTCCATTTAGAAAAGGGTCGTACATCAAATGCCAATGAGTCTTTATATGACTCAACTCAAGAACCCTGAGAATAATTAGCTCGAATACTTCCTTCCAAATATCGTTATACGCCAGCATTGATTCACAAGCTTTAGTCCAGTCGTCATTGGTCAAAGCCCGAACACACGACCCTAAATCTGTCGGAGCGTCAGTCCGTAGCGTCTGGATATGGTGCTGGTAGTGCCAAGTTACCCAGATATCATCGGCGTTTATAAGCGCTTTTTTGTCGATAAGAATTGTCCAAACCGATCCTAGCTTCGGGTTAAACTGTTCCATTATCTCGATTTCTTCGGGTCCGTCGTCTTGGTGTGCTGATACGGTCTCAAATACGAGCCAGCCAACCAAAACCGATAGTATTAACGTTGTAATCCAACTAGCTTTTTGCATTGTTCTTTTCCTTATTTTTGGGGTTACAATTCTGTTTGTTCTTCCGCCCAAAAATGATGCTCAGCATTTCCGGTAATTTGGTGATAAATAGTCGCCAAGTTTTATGATGTCGTTCTGCCATTTTAATTCACCACTATTGCTTGTACTCGCTCAACCGAACCGGTCACCTCTTTTTCGGCTCTGGTCCGTAGAACGAGGTCTTTTCTACCAACGCTTCCGGGTTTCTGCGCAACTTTTCTAAGTCGCAGGTCTTTACGTTCGGTAAATGCCATTAGTCGCTTGTGTCCTCAAGACTACAATCTACCTGGTCGTCGGCGTCGGTTCCGCCTTGTTTGTAAGCTACAGCGAAGTAGTGTTCGTCTTCGGTGTCGTCAGTTTGGTTACCCAATACGCCGACTAAATAATTTCCCGAAGCGTCACTCTTTGCCTGGCCCTGAAAAGCTTCATTACCACCGTTAGTTTCGGCCCCTAAGAAAAAACCGGCTCTAAAAACTTTTACGTCTGCATCCTGTACCGGCGTCGTACCGTCTTCGTCGTATACCGTTCCAGAGAATGTCTTGTACTCGAATCCGCCGTGCGCCGCTACAATGTCTTCGTTATCATCGTTATAAATAATCGGGTACCAAACTTCATTTGTGTCAACCATAACCAAAGGCATCGACATTTTGCGGAAATCATCGTAATTCTGCGAATCGATACGTACCATGTATAGATCGCTCCAGTTAACGCCATCGTCTGAACTCATTTTTAGATGTACGCCGCAACTATTCACTCCGGCAATTTCCAAGAGCATACCCACTAACAAAATACCGTTGGTTTCGTCTCTACATATACAGATTCCAGATACTACACGCTGGTAAAGCACAAGCTTGGATTTATCCAAGATCGTTCTCTCGGTACCCCAAGTTCTAGTAGAATCAGAAAAAATATTAAAAAACACGTTTCTGCTGGTAGCTACGTACGGTCCGTCCCGGTAAACCGCATATACGTTCCCGGTGCTCTTATCCACGGTAGCGCCGAAAACCTGCTTTATTGTGCCTTGGCCTTCATTGTTAGGATTAATGTTGACAGCGGCCCCCCATGTACCAGCGACAGCGTCGAATACATACGAGTCAAGAGAGCTACTAGAGTCATCCATACCGATTAATAGAATGTCGTTATCGGTAGATAATGGAAGAAGCTGGAAAGCGTCGGCGTCCGAATCTAATTCCGCCTGGATATCTGTACCGCTACCGGGCGATGATATATCCGTCCAGCTTGAACCGCTATTGGTGCTTCGCGCAACTTGTATCCCTATAGGACCAGACCCACCGATAGCACCTGCGTACAAGTCACCATTCGCAGCTTTGCATATACTAACGCAACCGTCCGGGCTAGGTGTTAGATCCGTCCAGCTTATGATATCGACGTCATTATTTGAGCCTGCTGTATCAGAGCTAGCGTCAAGGCTAAAATAGACGCATTTATCATTGGAGTTTCCGCAAGCTGCTATGTGTATGAGATTGCCGGTATTGTCGCCCGGAGTCCACCTGTCGTACCAAACTGCGACGGTCGCCCAATCGTCGCCGGTATCGATTGCCACTGGAGATCCCCAAGTCTGGCCGCCGTCGGTTGACTTCCGGTACACCAGATCCAGCGTCGTCGCTTGCGCGAAAAACACGTAGATATTGTTCTGCGAACCAGAACGAACCTCAACGATAGACGGTGCAATAGATAACCCATCTAAAGTTGTATCATTCGCCGCACCTTCGATTAAAACTCCGTTTGCCACTATACGTATACCTTTACTCTCTTAAATATTCTTAGCGTCTCTTTACCGCGCATTTTACCCTTTCCATCTTCTAACTCAATAGTTTCGACGAGTTCAAAATCCTCAATATCGTCTTCTTGTATCATGACTCCATAGGAATAGATAAACTTGATAGAAGCCGCGGTCTTTAGCTTTTCTTTCATACCGCTTTCTTCGATCCATTTATAGCCGCCCCAGACACAGAGAGCACCGGCAACGGTATTAAAATCCTCTGGATTTTCCGTCTTCCTCGAAAGCACCGCGACGTCCTTAGCGACTTCGTCGGCAACGAAGTCTTGGTATTTTCGTTTCCGAGCACTTTTATTTAAGGTCTTAACAAAAACCACTTCTTTCGCTGGAATGTCTGCCTTAGCGCGTTTCCTAATTTCTGCGGCGATTTTGTTCGATATATTCAAGCGTTACCCCCTCTTGTTCGCGGTAAGAGAAACCGTTAATTTCTGTATCGTTGAAGCCGAGTCGACGTTGAAACCGATGATATCACCTGCGGTACATACGGTTGTCCATCCCGTTAGCGTCGTGTCTTCCGATTTGATAGCCGAGCTTATAGTGAGTGGAGCCGCCGCCGTAATTGAATCCGCGTCCGTAGGCGGGTAATTCGCGTAGGTATCCTTCCAGATATCGACAACCGCGCTACCGGATTGATCGGCTAGCATACGACCGGCTACGATTTGGCAATCGAAAGGAATCTCTAAATACCCCTTGAGATCGTGACTGGGAAAC